GGTTGAGATAGATGAAAACGGAACACACGTTGCTTTTTACGTTCAAAATGCCGATTACACATTTACTCGAATTGAAGCAGTAGGTTCAAAGACTGGCAGGAAGCAAGCGGCTATCATGTATGGAATGGATTTGCCAGTCGGTGCTGTCCGTGGATTACCGATTATGATTGCTTCGTTTGAGAATATCAAAAATGTTACAGACCTTATCGGATCGGCTGCATCCGGTGCAGTTAAAGCAGCAAACTTCGCAGTAATAATGGAACATAACCATTTCTCAACCGGTGAAGGAATAAACATGCAGGGAATGCTTGAAGCAGCTGCAGCAGGTGAACCTAAAGACCAGCAGTTAAACCCATACGGAACGATAGACGAATTGAAACGTAACGTTGCTGCAGTCGGTGCCGATCAGTTCTTAAACGCGCCTATCGGAGCTACTATCAAGACCATGCCGGCAACATCAAACACGAATATTGGCGGGTTCTTAGAGCCAATTCTTGTGCTTATAGCAGCTGCGATTGAATACCGTATGAAGTAGCAACCATGCTATATAAAAACTCATTTTCAGCTTCACGTATGAGTTCTCAATCATTCCAGCAAATACTGCTCAATAGACGCGCTTTATACACTCCGGTGTACTACGGAATGACTTATGAGATATTCGTTGAATTAGAGGTGTTATACGGGCGAATAACAGCACCTAACTTTATTGATGCTATATTGAAAAACGACCATATCACAAAAGAGGCGTATTTAAAGAGCCGATATGTAGGGCCGCGCGTACCGCAAGCAGATCCTGCGAAAGAGTTGAAAGCGGTTATTCTTGCAATTCAGCACGGATTGAAAACTCACGAGCAAGCATCCGAAGAAAACGGTGGCGGTGATTATTACACTAATATAGAAACGTTG